TGGATTGACTAATGCATGCGCTAACATTCTGTGCGTCAATTTTCCGGCTTGGAAAAGAGACCCCAGCAATGCCAGTGTTGGTAATCCTAACTCTTTTGGAGTTAGTTTTACAACAGCATATCTAGAAAGTACAGTTGCAAGAAGAGAAACGGAAGTTAGCAAACCAGATTGACTAAAGCTTAACGCATTAGCAACCCGTGAACCAACATTCCACCCTGCTCGAACTTGATTTAAAGATATACCGGATACAATGTCGTTTCCAATACATGTTCGTTTAGCGAATTCGAAGACGGGTTTGTTTGGAGAATTAATAGATTTATTCATATTAATCTCACAACCAATCCCCGCCATGATCTCTAGATAAAACTTTGCAATTAATGCATCGAATATCACAAGATCATCTCCGAGGATCTCATAGGATTGATTCCATGAGAAACCCCCAGAAGACTGAGTTCTTTCTAAATGAGCCTGATAGGCAGCATATTGCACTATCCAGTGATGTGTTAAGGCTAGACCAGGCCAAGAGGATAAACCACCCATAGGTTGACCAACCGCATAGCGATACGGACCGGGAGAAATTTTTAATTTCTCTGCGATTTTGCCATTAAAGCCAAAATCTCGATTAGTCATAATCGATCTCCATAAGGAGGCAATACCAGGTAATTTCCAAATTCCCTCAATAAGGAATGCGGTCATTACTACCGGTAAACGGTCTGTAGCAGCTGTAAGGTCAAAGGAGAATGCGCAATTTGCATTGATAGCCTTCCCTTGAGACCGTTTGATAGAAGCTTCTTGATCGAAGGTTCCATCATTCGGAATAGATTTAAGTATTGCAAACATAGCTTGGTGTAAAGGTGCAAGCACTGACTGAGTTATACTGTCTAACAAAGCAAACAGCCGAATTTTTCCGGCCGCTTCATGTTTAACAGCAAACTGAGAAAGTGCAAGCCCTGGACCCTCGCCATGAGCAAGAATTGAATCTTTGAATCTCAAAGGACTGTGAACTTCAAAAGTTCTTTGTGAGAATTTTCCCACAAAGCTTATCGGTTTTTCAAGCCGTAAGCCCAGTTCATAGGCATCCTGCAACATTCGCACAAACCGAGTAACCTTAGGTTTGGTCAAATATAGGTAATCTAAGATATCTTGCCACAAATCGGGCCGATTCTTATTTAGAAGGTAAACATCCGTTATAATCCCTTGCGCACTCATTTTGTTAGACGGCGAA